CGTAGCCCCGACCATTCATCGTTATGAAGCGATACCACATTCATGGCGTTGTCCACAATAATCATGTGTGGATACTCGCCATATGCTTCTGCGTAAGCACGGATGGATAGATCAATCTCATCCAGCGTAGGGGATGGGCTAAAGTCAAACTGTAGGTGTTTAATGCTTTCCAGTTCTTGACCGTAAAAGTCTTGACCTGCACCTGAAGCAAAGGCTGCTTCAACAGTAGCAACTTTATGTCCAGTAACCATCGCCGCTGCACGGATTGCAGTCGTATAAGCATCCGTATCTGCTGATATGTACAGCGTTGGCACCTTCATCTGCACTGCCATGTAAAGGGCTAACAATGACTTACCAGCGTTAGGCTGGCCTGCAATCATTGTCATCTGCCCCCGCCTGAACCTAATTCCTTCCGTTACTAACGGCTGGAATAGGTCAGGCAGTAGCGCGTAATCATTGGTACTTTTCGCTGCCGCTTGATGTAAGGACAGCATATTAAATTATCGAACGAACTTAGGCTCGCATTGATCGGCTGTACCCTTTGGTGATGGGCAGAACCAACCCTTCCATTCCTTTGGTGCGCCTGGCTTAGACTCACGCCACACTAGCGCACCGTGCTTGCAATGACCTTCTGGGATTGCAACTGGTGCTGGTGGCGTGAATGAACCGTGGCTCACAACCTGTGCGTTGAATGACTGTGCGACAAGACCAGCGGCATTACCTGCACCACCGAGTGAACCTGCGGTTGCACCGATGAGTGTTGCTGTGTCTTGGATTGTTGCAAGTGATGCTTCCAACTCTGCTGCATTGTCTGCATAGATGTTGATTAATGTTCCGTCAGCCAACTTGAAGTTGACTTGGAACTTTGTTGTTTCTGCTGCCATTTTTTTCTCCTTATTTCGCTTCTGCTAGTGGGTCATATATTTGTGAAAGTTGTCCGCCTACTGCGTAACAGTAGTCTTTTACACCGCATGTGCTACATGACATACCGATGTTTGGTAGAAATATCTCAGCCTGTAGTCCACGCTCGAACTGGCTAAACATTTCTGTGAATACTGGAATTGTCCAACGGTCTAAGCCAGTTGCTTCCTCAAACTCAGCCTTGCGAGCAGAGTAGAAGTAACCGACTGTAGGACGGATACCGAAAGTCATTTCCATACAGCAGGCATATACACCCAACTGCATTGCGCTATCTGGTGTGTAAGCACCAGTCTTAAAATCAACTACTGCAAGTTCACCCGCTGGTGTAACTGCAATCAGATCGGCGAAGGCTTTGATAGGCACTTCACCAAACATGTTGTTAAATTCAATTTCAATGCCAGGAATGCCTTGTGGTGTTTGCCAAATCTCAAAGTGGCTTTCTTGCCACACATTGATGAAGTCGAAGAACATTCTCTTGCCGTTTTCGTCCCACCATGCGCCATTTTCTTTATCGGGATTGGCTTTAGATGATCGTCCACCACGACGCCAATCTTGTGGATTGGTACCGCTCTTAGCCTCAACCTCAGCAATCTGATTGGTAAAGGCTTCTTGCCAAATGGCATCCCATGTCATTCTTTAATTTCCTGTCCGAATACAATCTCTTGTGCTTTCTTCAGACCTACAATTGTAGCAGGATTAGTCTCAGCCTTAATCTCTTTCTGAATTAGATCAGATAGAGCCTTACGCATAAGTACCTCTGCCTCAACAAATGCCTGTTCAAAGGCAGTCTTGGTAATTAGTTGTGCGCGTTTCTTTCCCATTATTCACAATCCTCACATGTCACGTTGTCGTTATGCCAGCAATCGCTGTCCCAATCGTACAAACTATTTAACTTCTCTGATGACCAACTGTTGATCCAGAGCAAGAATCTCTCGTATATGCGCTGGTACATCAATTGTCCAACTTTGGCATAGGCGCAACTGCGAGCGAGTCACATAGCGCACACCGCATATCCAAGAAGTAGATGCCCAATTCACCGTCATCGTCAAACTTGCACTTGACGTTCCACAAGTCGCTACCACATGGACAGACACTGATTGGACCGAGTGAACGGTAATCTGCTTCTGATCCTGGTGTGGCTCTAAGGTCTGCAATCTCGTTACTCATTTCAGAAAGGTATCTCCGTATCTTTTAATGTGGTGTTGGTCTTTTCAAATTCTTTGAGCAGAAACTTTTCTGCTGCTGCGTGAAACGCAGACCCACCGACGAACCACCATGCAGGTTCGCTTGGTGCTTGCAAGCCACGCTCTAACTGCCATGCTTTGCCACAGCGTAGCCATGATGTAAATGAACTAAATGATCTGTGATTTACCTTTGTTTCTTTCATGACTGAAATGTAGCAGTGCCTATGAATGGCGTGTCAAATCAATCTGATGGCTCGGCGTGTCACATCTGCCGATGGGTTGAATTTGCAATTGGGTTAAGGTTGTGATTATAATACGAGCGAAGCGAGTGCGATGGGGTTAATAGCGCCTGAAGGGCGCTTGGAACGAGCGGCAAAGCCGATAGCGAGTACGGGTAAAAACGACAAAAAAGCCCACCAAATTAACGGTGGGCTTAGTCTTGCTATTAAGTTTTATTTTGTCGTTACTGGCACTGTCTTGAAGTGGTTATATGTTGCTGATGCAACAGGACCAAATACTGCGATACCAGCGGCCCATACAAGGTGCTTAAAATTATGCTGACCTGTTTGCCAGATGGCAACGCCAGCGACAATGAGAGCAATTACATAATGTTCTACGAGTGCTTTATTAATTTTCATTGTTTCTCCTTAGATAAGCGATTAATTTTTCCAAAGAACTACTTGATTCGATAACCCCAATGGCCCTATTACAAGCCATGCAAAGCAAGCCACGCACGCATTTGCCGCAAGATCTTACTCCAGGGCAACATGAATGGTCATGATCTACGGCAAGTTTTAAAACATTATTAGTTTGATAACTAATAACAAATTCAGGCCTGCCGCATAAAGCACAAGTATGATTTTGCGCTTCAAGCATAGAGTTATATTCTTCAGTAGTTATATTATATTTATTTTTATAAGTAATATTTTGATGCCATTCAGGATTATTGGCTCGATATTCCTTATTTCTTTGGTTTACTGCTTGTCTACAAGGTTCACAAACGATTTCTTTTTTACGCCAATGATGCTGCGCACCAGCGTAGGTGCCACATTGCTTTCGCATTGCGCTGCCTTTTTTCAATCGCTCTCCTTATGACTAACAGGCAAAGCCTGTGCCATAAGCATATCCTAAGCCAAGGGGAAGATGGCTCATGCCATGTGCTGTTTAACCAATGTCATGTACTTGTTCCAGTCAAAATTTTGGCCAGGATCCTGATGTCCCCCCGCAATCTTAAATGCGTTGGTAATGTCAACATGTCCACAAAAGCCAGACTGTCCTGCGACAATCTGCTCAGGTGTTAACTTGACTGCAGGTATTCCATGCCTCTTGGCTATATCGGCCGTGAGAGAGGCGCTGAGGGCCAATTCTGCGGTGCTGTAGGCGTTAGCCCAGACAGCAGGTGTTTGTGCCGCATAGCCTGCATGTTCAACGGATATAGACTCTTGGTTCAGGTCATACTCATCCACAGCCCATGCTGTGTCTTGCTCGCTAACTGACTGAACAATCTGCTTATCGTCCACCATGTAGTGGGCAGAAGCCTGTGGGGCTGATGATCCTGCAAACCACAGGGCTACCTGATTGGCACGGCCTTCAGACTGTGGCGTCTCCATTGTGTGGATGACGATTAGTTTGACGGTCTTGCCGCCACGACCAGGCGAGTAATGCTTAGCCTGTATGAATGGGTATTTTATTGCCATATAAGTCTCTCTGCTAAATCACCTGGATTGCAAAGGTCTGCCTCTTTACAGATGGGATGGCCTGCCTCTGCGTAGCATTCTGCTACCAGTTCAGAGCAGATGTAGCCATCATGCTTTGCAAGGTAATTAATAATTGCGTGTGGGAAAATCTTGACGCCTAACGCACGGAATGCAAGCATGACAATGATGCCGAAATTGTATGGCCGTCCGACTGTTGACTTGGCGTGAACAACAATCTTTGCTCGCTCGTCATCGGATAGTTCTTCATGCAAGTTCCATGCAATGCGTGGGTAGTTTGTAACTGGGCTAATAGCAACGCCAGTAGGATTGGCTTCAACGACTTGACCATCACCAATGTAGATAAACGCATGGTTCCAGCGTGACACCGTTCCTAGTTTGATTAGTTTGGCAAAAAAGCCATTGCTGCTTACTACTCCATAATCACCAATGCGTGGCTCGTATGTCATTTGTTGTCCTCGATCAAATCTTCCAGATGCTCAATTTCTTGCTTCTCAAGTTTGAGGATGTGGCGGATAATCATGGCATCACGCTTGGTCTGCCCGATCAGGGCAATACCGATGATAAGTTCAACTGTTACTGCAAGCCATGAGGCAAGATTCATCCAAAGGATGTAGTTGTGTGTATCGTGGAACAACTCAGGCTGCGCCCACCACACAAATGTCATGCAAGTCCAAGCCAATACAAAGTACCAGTTGCGGATAAGTCCTTGAATCTTCCACGAGATATTTTCGCTAAAGGTCAAAACATCTTGAGTATCTGGGTGGATGTATTTTTTCTTAAAAGGATTAATCATCGTGTCTCGCCTTCATTACTGCTATATCGGTCTTGATACGTTGTTGGTTTTTAATAAGGTCGTCAACTTTGTTTATCAAGCCAGTCTTGCCGTCGTTGTATAGCGCATACTCAATACGGCTTGTGCGCTTGTCCATCTCAGAAATTACAGTGCCTAACTTCTCTGTTTCTTCTTTAATCGTCTTAACAATGTAATGCCTAAAGAGCATTCCAAGGGCAGTCATTACACCGCCGAATACGAAGAAGTAGTAGTAAATCGTGCCTGACAGATTCACTTGGTTTGTTAAACTATCGCTGACTGTTTTAAGCATTGCAGTATTCCTTATATGTTAGACGACGGTACGGAATTGAAGGTTAATAACGCCGCCAAATCCTTGGAAGCGACGATCAGAAGGAGCCTCACGAGTAAAGGAAATGCTTTCAATAACTCCACGAACAGTCTCGTTGTTTGTAAAGTCTTGCAAGATAACTACATCGCCATTTGACTCAATAGTTTCTAGCGCAGATAGACGCTCAATTGCTGCGCCTTCATAGCCAGTAACCATGTTGTAACGATCTTCTTCAAAGTCATAACACATAAGCGGTAAGGTGTAGATACGCTCACGACGCACCGCTGGTAGGGCTTTAAGTTGATAGCCATTGAATGAATCTTCTTGGCCAACAAGTTGTCCAGATTCTGGATAGAATGTAAACTTCAAGGCAACTGATTCTTGTGGAATATTGTTTGCCGCTGCGTTTAGTCCAGATACATCTTGGGTAAAATCAAAACTGCCATTGACTGTAATAATGTCTGTTACTTCACCAGTTGCAAGTACGCTGCTTAGTTTAAGCGTGCCAAGCATAGGCAAAGTCTCACGCAACTTGACCAACTCAAAGTGTTTATCCTCAAGAGTGAAGTAACGGATCTGACCAGTCTGTAGATAGCCACTAGATACAAGTGTGTTGGCTTGCTGGTAAACGCCAGTGCCTTTAACGCCGATAACAAGTTGATTGGTTTGACCCATGACGCAGACGGCTGTTGCCTCTGCTGTAGATGGCACACGAAGGTGTGTAGCCCATCCCATTTGCAAGGTGCCAAAGTCACGGCTTAGGTCAATCTTGATAAGGCCAGATGAGTATGTGCCATCGCCATTGTCTATGTAGTTAGAGACTGTGACATAGGCAAAACGATCATTGAAGGTAAGGTTGCGGCAAGGCAGGCCGTTAAGGACTGTTGCGCTGACAGGGTCATAGCCATTGGTTACAACGATCAGTGGACCGTAGGTAATGTAGCCGTTGGATACAAAGCCTGATGTATCAATGGTGCCGATACGTATGCCCTTGTTTGTGCCAAGCACAATAAACTTGCCAAGGTATGCACCCATGCAGTAAATCTGCTCGCCAGTAGGCATGATGGCAGCCTCAAGGCTACGGGTAAGTAGCGGGATGTTACCCGTTGTTGTATCTAGTGCGAGTCTAAATATTGAAGAATAAGAGCCAGCATAACCAGAGACGTAAATATTATTTGGGCCTTCACAAACTGCCGTCCATTTCCATGATGCGTTTGGATGTACATAGATTGGTAGATTGTTGTTGCTCGCCAATTGCACTGTACCTGTGGCAGAGGCGTTGTTAGATACTGCAGCGTTGTTGATGAAAAAAGTAAACTGTGTCTGGCTGGGTACGCTGGTAACTGTAAAGGTGCCGTTGTATGGGCTACCTACACTGGCAAGTGTTACCTCTGAACCAGTTACAAAGTTGTGAGCAGATGCAGTTGTGATGTTGGCGTTGAAAGCGCCATCAATGTATGTTGAGGCAACGTTGTATGAGTTAACGCTGTTAACCTCGAACAAGGCATTGTTGATGCCTGCGATGAGGCGTTGTTTAACCCAACCCATAACGCCTGTAGTAACAGTGCCAAGAAATGATGGATTGGTAAAGATCAATGTGCCGTTGGTTGCATTGGTCAATGGGCCTTTGTAAATGCCTGTGGCATTAAGGACATAATAGTTTTGACCATCTTGGGCAAGGGCTAGGATGGTGCCTGAGCCGCCCCATGTCAGGGTTGTAGTAGCACCTGCAGATGTGGTGCGTTGTAAAGTTGAGCCAGTGGCTGTCAAGTATAGGTTGACGCCAGCGGCGTCTGTGCCACCAACCATGAGTGGCGTAACGCCACTGCCTACTGTGATGTTGCTGTTTTGTGTTACATCTGGAAGTAGTGTTACTCGACCAATGTTAAATACATCTACACCAGCGGACTTGTTAAAGCGGTAGCCAACAGTCTCGCCTTCAACTGGTTCTTCGTAGCGAATGCCAGCGCCGTAGTGAAACGAGGACTGGCTGCGTAGCCACCAACCTGTGAGCGTCTGCTCACCTGGTTCTTTCTGTTGGTCAATCTGTTGCTTGCGATACTGGGCTGTCTCACGCTTGTATGGATGCTCACGGCTAATGCCAAGGAAGAACGGCAAGCCAGAGATGGCACAGTCGTAGTTGTTGGATGTGTTGACATAGGTAGAGCCTGCTGTTGATGGTAAACCAATCGAATCTACAACTGGTTCCGCAATGTGGATAAAACCATCAGTCATGCTTACTCCTTATGTTTGTTCCAATAAAAAACCCCGCCATTGCTGGCGGGGGCTGTACTAATGTATTGCTTGATTAACTCTCTGTGGAGTTAGCCTGTGGGGCTGAGTTGGCTGCAAGTGTGGCTAGGTAGGCTTGGTAATCTGAGTTGGCAGGGTCGGTTGGGATATACCAAACCTTGCCATCAACATCTGTGCGTTGAATAATCTCGCCTGTGTCTGTGGATAGTTTTTCGTATGTTGAATTGTTCATTACAACTCCGCGCTTAGTTCAATATAAGGGGCTGATGAGTTATTTGCTAAAGCAATGCCACCATTGCCAGTCGTAAGTCCTGAGGATACATTGAATATAATTCCAACCGAATCTGGAATGGGTTGGTCTGCTGAAGCAGAGGTTACATTCTGAGAAATATTACCAGTCTGAATTTGCATATTTGTAGCGTTGCTAATGGAAGCACTAATTGGAGTACGCATTGTTACAGGTGGTTGCAATTTGATTTTGAATTGCGTTGTGCTTGAACAAAATCCTGTACCAGCATACGCATAAAGGCTTGATGCCGTAGAAGCCCAACGCCAGTAATACCGCTGGCAGAGGGCTAACTCTCCTTGGAATGTGCCTGATGCGGTGGTGAATGGAGTGGCTACT